CGTTTTGGAAATCTTAATTTCCCCTGTTCTAAGAGATTTAATGCTGCGTAATTCATCTCTGCAACAGTACCCGGTTTTGGATCATGCATTCTTATTATTCTCCTACCCACCAAGTTCTTGTGGGTAGGGTCATCAATATCAAGAAGTAAATGTCCCTTAAAGAATAGGGGACTGGACAATATATCCTTAATCGCCATACCACCACCGCCCGCTCCAGCATCCATCTGTAACATTACTACATTAAACTTCTCACTAAAATTATATACTATTTGTGCCATTTGGGGGAAAGTATTATTAGTTGCTTGAAAAGCTGCTACCACGTGTGAGGTAGGATAGGCCTTTTCAATAACCACTACTGCAAAAGCGGCCGATGACCTCGCTGGATCAACCCCCATGATATACTCCCTTCCAGGTAATCCCTCCGGTTGAACCTCTTTTGATTGAGATCGACAGGACTCTATAAGTGATGCCTTAAAAAGTCCGTCGCTATCTGATTCCCAAATGCCTCGGTATTCTCTATTAAACTCACTACTACTCATCGTGGCTTTGGCAGTTTCAATATTATCCTTGTCTAAAAACCCTTCAGGCATATCAGCATAAGAAAAATACAAAGTAGAATATTTTTTACTACCCTTAGCTATTTGCTCCTCAAAAGCCTTTATCCTTTTATAGACATAATTGAACTGAAAATCTGCAGAAGTAACACCAACTATCTTGTTTGAGGACTTGCCTTCTTTTTGTTCTTGAAACTCTTCTTGTGTTATTACACCATAGTCCAGTTGTTGGTTAAGTTTCTCCATTCTCCGCACATTGGCCATGGGGTCCGAAAAAGTAGCTCCCATAGGGGCAATGACCGTATTATGGATTTCTTCAGGTATATGGACAATTTCGTCTTCTACAATAAGATGGCCCCGCAATCCTCTAATCTTATCGCCAACCCCCAGAGGGTAGGCCTCAACAGTACTACCTGACCTATTATTAGTCCCACGAAAATCTAAATAGCACCTATCAGAACTTACGATAGGTTTCTTATCACAGGCTTCCCTCAACACAGGGCTTTCTGTATAGATTTGTTTTAGTTCCTGAAATACATGTTTCGATTGTCTGTAAGATGGTGCAATTATTAGGATTTTTTGTCCTGGATATAACATCGCATATAAAGCTGACAAAACAGCAAGCGTTCTAGATTTACCACACCCTCGTCCTGCTGTTATTATAACATTAACTCTGCTCCACATATGGTTTAACATAATCTTTTGTGCAGCTGGGAAATCTTGAAACAGTAGGTCTTGTGCTGCAACGACTGGATTGCAACGATAAAACTCAACTAGCTCCATCGCCCTGTCATAAAGTTTGCCACTTCGTAATAATAAATTAGCCATTAAACCATATTATCCTTGACTAGTTTATTAAAGTCTTTTTCCCAAATATAAATTACTTTATATCCTACGTCTTCTAAAAGTTTAATTCTTTCCATGGTTTCTTGATAAAGCTGGCCAAAAGTCTTACCCACTGTTTTATTTAGTTCATCTGAACTAAACATAGACGGATTACCGTGCCAGTAGTTTCCAAGAAACTCGTAAACAGTGTTTGTTGAAGGATCAAAACCATCTACTCGAAAAGTATAGCCCCCAACACCTAAAACAACTTCCCTGTTTTTATTATAACAATCTGGTACCCCTAAGCCATTTAACCAAAGCCCTGAAATTTTAGATATACTTCCATCTGGACAAAAAGGGCACCCCTTTCCACACCTGCCTTTTTGACCCACTCTACCTGAAATAGTGGCAAACCACTCATGCATAGACCCGTCTTTAGCTAAATGTTGCCACCAGACCTTTTGATTAGATTGGGGCATATAGTGCCCAGGTCCAAACTCGTTCTTAATAGGGTGCCACTCCAAAGCTAAGTCTGGGTGACAAGATTTAAAATCATTGCCATATCCTACACGATGGCTAGAACAATAGGGACACTTCTGATTTTTATCCGACCTATTAGCAATAATAGCCTCCCACTCATGTACCTGGCCATCAATAGTGGTATGTTGCCACCAAACCGAGACATGAGAGTTAGGCAAGTACTCTTCTGGTTTCTTACTATTTTTTGTCTTGTGCCACTGTTCTACCAGCCCTGGGTGTTTGGTAGCCAAGTCATTGCCGTAGCCAGCCAGTTTACAATTACAATAAGGGCACCCACTGATAACCCTACTATAAATAGCAGCCTCCCACTCATGTAGGCACCCGTCTTTAGCTACGTGGGACCACCAAACCTTCTTATGCGAGCCAGGAAGAACCCTCTCTGGTCCCTCTTCATTCTTTGTAGGGTGCCACTCTTCTGCCAATAAAGGATTAACAGTTTTTAAATCATTGCCATACCCGACCTTACGATTACCACAATATGGGCACCCATTAGTAACCCTGCTATATATGGCTGCCTGCCAAACATGTTCCACCCCGCCTCTTGCCGTATGTTTCCACCAAACAACACGAGTACTACCCATGGTAACATCTTTGGGAGTTAAATCACCATTTCTCTCTTGGTACCATTCATCACTAAGCTGGGCACTGTACTCAAACAACGTAGGTACCCTTCCTGTATATATGCACCTAACCGCCACACTAACCTTATTATGGCTACCAACCTGACACTTAGTACAGTCTTCGCACATGGCTATAATTCCTTATTCTTTCTTTCTTCCCAAAAAGACCTTTCTTCATCTTCCATCTTCTTTACACGTTCTTCAAACTCTGCTTTCTTCTTCTCATCATACTCATTCACAATATCTACAATACTAAAGGACTGTTTATTTTTAACATCTATTCTGTCCGAACGTCTAGATACAAGATTACTCTTAACTTTTTCTGAGTGTTTTCTAAAGCGCTCTATGGTACTTGAAATATCTAACAATAAAGTAGGGTTTTTCACAGAAGCTTCCAAAAGTCTAGATTCTAGCACCCTATTTACAGCAAGACTAACTACGTCTTCAAGGTCAGAAGCAGATAATTCAGTTATATCAAAGTCTAATAAAAACGCATTTAGTATTCTATAAAAATTCTTTTCTTCTTCAGCAGAAAAAAGTACATTTCGTTGGGGTAGGAAAGCTTTAAAATATTCTTTATCAAAACTATCAGGAAGTTTTATATAGTCAAATGGATTTACTACTTCTCTTTTTTCTTTTAATGGTAAATTCTCTAATATTTTTTCTTTTGCTTCTTTTGGTTTGTTTTTTCTATACTGCATTAGATTCTTGCGGCTGTTGACATTAGTTCTGGTCATTTTACTTTTTGGTTTTTCTTGTTTCAGTTCCTCTTCGGTAGGAACTGGTGCAACAGCCCATTCTTTTTCTGCTAATTCTGCTATTAGGTCCCTACCTAATTTTTCTTCACCAGAAATGGAGTCTATAACTTCTCCTTTTTTATTTTTTCTTGGTGCGCCCAAAATTTTTATTTCCCTGTAATATCAATATCATCCGCGGATAATATATGCAAAACCTCACGACCAAATAACTTGGTCTTTATGGTTATTCTATTACCATTTATAGCCTCAACTACACCACGGTTTCCTGCCAAAGGCCCACACATTATTTCCACACTATTGCCAGCCTCTACTTCTTTCTTAAGAACGTTCCACTCTTCTTTCTTCTGCATAACAGCAACTTCTGCCCCAGAACAAACACCAACATATGTAGTTATAAAAGGATTAGACCTTAACTTATAAAAAACCGAACTATCATCATCATCAGAATACTTTAAAAACAAATATCCATGGTATAGTGGTTTTCGACTCTTATAAACCCTGTTCCCTACTTTCTTTTCCCTAAGAACAGTAGGAAAAAAAGCTTCCTCTATTTCAGGAACATCTGTCTCTATAAAATAGTTTATAGCATCGTACTTATGCTGATGTATAGCCCAGATATGCCATTTAGACATCTTCTAAATCCCCTTTACGCCTTGAATCCTTTAATCTAGAAATCTCACCACACAAACAAATTGCTAAAATGGTATCCTCGGTTACAAAGAAATCTCGACCACACCTAGTACACTGAACATACACCCTACGAGCCTTATCCTTCGTAGGCTTTGAGAACGTATAAGGTAAATTCTTGTCTTTTCTACTTTCACTATGGATTTTATTCCTATATTTAATAGGACTATCCTTAGCGTTTGGAGCCTCTCTGTACATCTCATTAAATCTGTTTGACATAAAAATCTCCTAAAGTTTATAAAGTAATTTACTCTTACCCTTGTTGGGTTTTAAAACAATAGGGCTGTCTCCAGACCCTACATGATAAGTATCTCTAAACAAAGGAACTCTTACATATCTATTAAGGATTTCTTCTGGCCATGGATAGTCAAGCTCTTTAACATTCTGTGGTAAGGGGTATTGTCTTATAGGTTTTCTTATTATTGGAATCTGGTCTTCTATACTCATTTTTTTACTCCAACTTATCTAGCATCTCATCTATTTTATTATAGAAATCGTTAAGATCATTCTTATTATTATTTAAGATATAATCCCAATTTTCCATATCATCTAATGCCACTTCTGAAGCATGCTGAGTATTAGTTAGACAACCATATAAAGCTCGTAACTCATCTGGTCTCTCTACTCTTACAATATTGCCACCAATGGAACGAACTCTCTCTACCTCATTAGGAAATCTTAAATCTACAACAGCCATACTGCCCTTTTTACTCATCTGTGCTATATCCATTATAGTAACATCGGCAGGATAAGAAGGAATATAGTACCTCATAATATCCGTTCCAACAAACTGTAAAATATCTCTAGAAGTTAAAAGAGTCTTCCCCACCAAGTGTTTATATTCTTTACTATAAATAGATACTTGGTGGGTTTTATTCATCCATTTAATAATATAAGACAAAATATCAAAATTGACAACTACTTTTTTATTTAATAATGAAGTTTTACCTTCTTGAGTATAGACCTGTTCCTTAGTTAAATTAAATATTTCGGAACATGCATTCTTTAAATTGTATGAAAAACCTATTTTACCAACAAAATTATATTTATCTATAAGATAGTCTGCACAAGTATCTTTACCTGAGAATGCCTTGCCAGAAAAACCTAAAATCATTTTCTGCCCACCTTTTTAATATGGTTAATAATTGATTTTCTACTATCATTAATTTTTTCTAGCGCGCTAGAAAAAATTATCTGACTATCATCTGTTATCTGAATAGGTGTCACACGTACCGAACTTTCCCTACAATCTAAATCACCTATCAACCTACGTTTACAAGTCTTTTTAAATTCAATATTACACATACATAATTCACCATTATCATCTACATAAACAACACAGAAAAAATTTAAAGTATCTTCCATTTTAGATCTCCTTGTGCCCCCACAACTATAACGTAGTCACAGCTTGGGGGCTTTTCTTTAGTGAGACTTGCCGTGAACGTCACTTACCGGACCGCTAGTGCGAACTTTCGTTGAAAACTTCCCTACTCCGGGACCCTCGCCAGACGGATTTCCATGAGCCAGGTTGGTTTGCACACCAGCGGAGGTAATAGCCGTGACTACGCCGTTCTTCACAATGTGAAATGATGCAGCCATTTTTTCCTCCTAATGTTTAGTGATCACCTACCGCAAGCACCGTGCCTGCGGCTACTAGTAATTAGTTAATATTTTGTTCAGTCTCTGTTCTAAAGCACTAATAGTCTCTTCATAAGAATATATAGAGGTTATTACAGCTTCTTCACTGATAACTTTATTTTCAACAAACAGATTGTTAGTTTTGGACAAAGAATGAATCTTCCTAAATATAGACAATTTGAACTTAAGCTCAGATATATAGCTTCTTAAATCTTTTATAGTTTCACCACTGTCTGATATTATAGTTTTGGACTCTAGCTTCTCTTGCTGTCGATCATATTTATAATAATCTTCCACAAGATTGTTAATCTTCTGTATAGCCAATAAAAAACCTTCTTTGTCCTCAAAATAAAGATTTAGACCCTTAAGTAGGTCTTCAACCGAACTTAATACTGCTTTCTTGTTTTCTTCTAAAAACACGAGACTCATCTAGATCGGGCGGATGTTATGTGCCTGTAACCCACGGGGCGTCTCGACCAAGTCATACACCACTTCCTGGTTTTTGGCCAAGGTCTTAAACCCTTCCATCACAATAAAGGAAAAGTGACAAAAGATATCTTGGCCCTCAGGCCCAACCAAGAAACCAATTCCCGTTTTTCCATTAAACCATCGTACGGTTGAATGTAAATCACATACTGTTTTTAATTCATCCATTAGTTCCTAAACTCCTTGAAAGATAAAAATAAGTTGATTTTGACACGCTTATGGGAGATTTGGTGCCAAGAGGAAACCCCTTCCTCTATATACTAAGATATAATACACTTTTTCAGAAATGTAAAGAAAAAATAAAAAAAGATTATATAAAGCTACCTTTTATATATCGGGGTAGTAAGAGCGCGTGCAAGACTCCACCCGTGAGTATTAACCCTATTATTAATTATGTCTGTATCAAACCCGTATTCTGTAGCCCACTCTCTTAATGTCTGGGATTTTCCAAGAAACTCCCAACGTTTTGGACTTTGTGCTTCAGACATTTTTTTTCTCACTTCCTCCGAAAGATGTTTACCATAATTAGGATGGTTTTCACCTTTAAGGGCCTCAGATAATCTCTGTCTGGTTTCCTCTGACACTACCTTACCTCTGAGGGCCCTGGATATTCTCTGCTTGGTTTCCTCTGAAAAATGTTTACCATAATTAGGATGGCTTTCACCTTTATTAGCCTCAGATATCCTCTGTTTGGTCTCCTCTGAAAGATGCTTACCATAGTTAGGATGTTTTTTACCTTTTCTGGCCTCAGACAACCTATGTCTGGTTTTCTCTGACACTACCTTACCTTTATTAACATCAAACAACTTTTTCTTTTGCTCTTCCAACATAGGCTTACCATAATTAGGGTTTTTCTCACCTTTAAAAGCCTCAGATAGTTTCCGTCTAAATTTTTCTGAGCGCTTAATACCCAAACAATTACCAGCAATAGGACTAATGTTATATCCGATACATCTATCAGACGTGTATACGTAGTCTAACCAAAACTGCTCTCTAGAAATAAGATTATTTTTATCATTTACAAATTCTAGGACTTCAAAATAAAAGTTTTCTTCACCATATTTATCCCAAGCAGCCTGTAAATAGTGACTATGGTGCTTTCTTCTAACTAATGAACTTCTATGATCTTTCCAACGCTTGTTTAGATTGCAAGCACTGCCAATATACATCTTCCCGTTAACTAAATTACATATACAGTATATACCTGAATTGATACTCCCCAAGCACCGCTCGGGGATTTTAGTTGAATTTTCCATCCTAAATCCTCCAGTTATGTAAAATGACTATAATCCCCTTCCCAAATATACACAAGATTAAATCCTTCCTTCCGAATATCATTCAATCTTTCCATAGTAAACTTATATAAAAACCCAAATGTTTTATGTACGGTTTTATTCGTTTTTCCACTTGGAAATCTTTCAGGATTTCCATGCCAATAATCACCAAGAAATTCATATATAGTATTTGTTGAAGAGTCAAAACCATCAACAAGTATCTTTCTACCTTTTATTACAAAGGGAACTTCTCTAGTCTTCCCAATAATGTTATCAATACCTAGAGAGTCCAACCACCGTTGAGACATACTAGATATAGAAGAGTCAGCACATAAGAGACACCCATGACCCTGTTGAAAGTCATTCCACCTGATAGCACCACTGTGTCCTTTTTTACAAATATAATCTAGTTTTTGTTTTGAGTCACTTATACTATCCGATTTAAGTGTATAACCCCTATCTTCAAAACATTGCCAAACATAGTCTATATTTAAAGACCTATCCTCCAATACACACTCTATACATTTTCTATTATATTTAAAATGACTCCATGTAATGTATCTTATATGTCCTTTACTACATTTAAATTTTAGTTTTTGAAATGCACCAGTATATTTTTTAGATAATAAAGTATAACCTCTTCTTTTAAATTCTTCTTTAACAAAATCTAGTGTTAATTTCTTACTCATAAGATATGGTTACAGTTTCTTCTTTTTAGCGCGCTAAAAATTTCTTATTTTTGAGTATAAAGGAAATGTCTTATAGCCTGTGGGCCCACACCGTAGAAAGAATTTTGCAATGGCAAGAACCCGGAATCTGTGGGCCAACCGGCCATAAACTGAGTAACAGCAACCAGCTCCCCTCTCTCGTTAAAAATTCCTCCACCGCTGGACCCGTTGTAAAGCCCCATTCCTATACGAATGACTCCAGGGTGACTCTTTTGTCCCAGGTTTATACTCATAATATGCCCAAAAGCATAAGAAATGTGGGCCCCTTTTATATATCTCTGTGAAGGATATCCTACACAATGTATTTTTTCACCTAATTTCACACCCAAAGCTACGTTAGTGTTATCTATACCAAAGTGGTAAGGTACCTTCAAAAGTGCTAAATCGAGTTTACTATTAGTTTTTACAATTTCTACGTGGACAGCAATATCTACAACCTCGTTTCTTAGATTCCGTCTCTCTAGGGTAATAAAATACTCAGCCCTTAGGATCTTAAAATCTTTAGTCTGTTCATCGTATATAATAGCAAAATCTCCATCTGTAGCAACAACATGCTGAGCCGTTAAGACGTAAGAATATAGGTCCTTAGACCAAAGAACGGTCCCCGTTCCCCATCCATGAGGGGTAGTCTCTTTAAATATCTTATCACCGTCGTATAATCTTCTATATATTTTGACCTGAACAGTTCTTTCTGAAATATAGGGCATCAAGTCACTATCATCAGGACCTTGTGGTGTAGGTACAGCTACACAAGAAGTTAATACTTGTGTCATTAAAACCAGAACTAAAGCAAGAGACAATTTTCTCATCTTTTTGAATCCTCTTGGTTTAATTACCTTGTAGGTGAACTATTTTTTTGGCCGGCGAAAAAAATTTTAATGACCCCCCCCCTAACTATTTAAAATAAAAATAACCTCATATTAATTATACCCCTACCTTTTGGGCTAAGCAACTCCCCCCTCTAGGGTAGTTCTAGTAAGTATTAAGGGCACTTCCATGATGACTACCGTATCTTCTGCATGTCCAGTTAATTTAGTAGTTGGGGAATAAAGGGAGAACCCGTCTTTTCCTGTTTTTATCTTATTACTTCTTTTTATTGCCAGAGGTTCTATAGCAATACACATACCTAAGGATAATTCTGAACCTATACCAGGAGGACCAGAATTTGGGATAAAAGGTCCAAGATGGGGACTAAGTCCTATACCGTGCCCGCCTATCTCCAAAGGTGATTTATACCCGGCTACCAAAAGAACCCTCTGTATAGCATAGGAAATATCCCCTACCTTATTTCCTAGTATTGCTTTATTTATACCATCATCAAGAGCCTTATCAACTGCTTGTATTATCTTGGTATTTTCTTTTTTATCACCGATTGAAAAAGTTCTGGCTGCATCGGTGTGATTACTGTTATAGGCCACTCCTATATCTATCTTTATCAAATCCCCTTCCTCTGGTCTTCTATCGGAGGGAAGTCCATGAGCTATTACTTCATTGAATGAAGCACAAATAGAATTAGGAAAACCCCCCAACCCCAAAAAGGAAGGTTCTCCCCCCATATCACGTATAAATTCTTCTATCACTAAATCTGTTTGTTTTGTGGTTTTACCCTTAAAAAGAAGGGTTTTAGATAATTTTAAAGCTGAGGCAAGAATTCTTCCACTTATTTGCAGATCTTCTAAAGTCAAGGTAGGCATATATTTATATATAAAATACTTTTCATATTTTGTTAACTATATTTTCCATAACAATGTAATATTTTTATCTTTTAGTTCTTTATATCTTAAATCAACCTGTTCTCTTAAACCTTCAAACTCGTCAAATATCTTATTAAATGACTTACTATGAGAAAACTCCCATAACGCAACAATAGCTTGGTGAGGTGTTATATAAGGTGAAAACTCCTCATAATTAAAGATCATTACAAGGTCATGAATTTGGATACGTTTGAAATCTTCACTTCGTTCACTAACCATCTCCTCTGCTATTGACTTTTTTTCTCTCACATATTGTTCTCTTTCTTTTATATATTCTTTATATGATAGTTTCATGGGGTCTGGAAATTTTTCATCCACTTTTTTTAGCCGCCGAATAAAATCAGCCTCCACATCACTTTTGAGACCCAAAGCCGAGTCTGTCCCTGGTATATTATCGGCTGGTGTCCTTTCTATATCATGTCTATCCTTTTTACCACAATTTGTACAAACCATTAGTTTACTCCTTCTATAGGAAAAAAGTTACTAACCTGCTGTAATTTCTCACAAAATTTACTAACTAATTTTATTGTATTTAACAATCCTTTTTTGGAAATTGTCTCTTTTGGACCATGAAGTCCGTATCCAGGAATATCAAACTCTACGCAAGCAACTCCCCCACAAGAGCCTACTACATTGTCAACATCCGTCATAGCGGAGCCCCTAGTTATTTTAACCTCATATGGTATTTTATTTTCTTCAGCTATCTCTATTGCCAACCTTACCAACTTTTTATTAAACATGGGGCCTGTAGGTATGACCACTTTACGACCAACTTCTTTTTTTACATCGTGCAAAAATATGTCTACGCATATGTGCACTTGGGGCTTTAACTTGTCAGCCATGGCTCGCCCCCCGACCTCAGAAACTTCTTCTAACTCTGTAAAAACCAAACAAAAATTATCTTTTCTATTCTTGACTTGTGACAGTTTTTCCATAACACAAAGTAGGGCCACTACCCCGGCCTTATTATCCATAAACGATCCAACAAACCTACTTTCAGGCTTATTAACTAGCTTACTATAAAACTGAACAGGGTCGCCAACATTTATATAAGATAGAGCTTTATTATCCACAATTGCTACTATAGTATCTGAATCACCCCACCCTAAATCTGGTATATTATCAATACCATCGTCCTTTATAACTATGTCCACTACCCTATCCTTACAAAACACCCTACCTGATTGTTTACCATTGACATCAGGATACCCTATATGTTTAAGCAACACCTCCCCTTCATTATCACCAAAGCCACCTACTAAGTAACCGCACGAGTCCATATGTGCAGATAGCATAACTATTTTACTATTGTTAATATGTGTAACTGCAGGAGCAATAAACACCGAAACAGACCCAAGCACATCGACACCAGACTTTAACCCAAGATTACTTGCCTCCCTAAGAACTATCTTACCTACGTCTGAAGTATAGCCAGATAAACTGCACACAGAGGTAAGTTCTTCAAGAAGGTCTTTATACCTTAAACATATTGACATGGATTAGACCTCTACCTCAAAATTCCCAGGCATTATAACCATTATTCCGGCTTTTATCTTATTATTAAATATAACTTCTTTACCAAACAAATAAGTCTTTCCTTCAACCTCTCTAAGAGGGCTGGTCTCAGAAGTATATATAAAGGTCTTACTCATAAAATCTTTTACGTCTAGCAATGTCGGCTTTGACATTTCTACATAAACATGGTCAGAATTTTTTTCGGCGGAAGAAAAAGTTTGAAGAACTAAAACAGTCCACTTATTTAAGTATTTGAAATTATCCATTAATTCTCCTATAGTATTTATAAACTTATTTCGTACACATTTTACACACTCAAATGTGGGATTTAACATATCACAAAGTCTAGCATATTCTTCCCCATCAGTACAATATAAGTCGTCAACCAAGTTCTCATCACCAACAATATCTATAAACAATTCTAGTTTGCACCTACCCTCCTGGCGATAGTTCAACTCAACAGGAGTCACACCCATATGCTTATATTTATTATCACAATTATGACTACAGTCTTTTTCACACATAGGTATTATCTTTTGTATTCAGAAAATATAGAAGCCAAACAATATACTAATGCATTTTCAGGTTTCGGGTACGGAAGTGGCTTCAAAAGAATTCCTAAAGACTCCAAAGCTCTACGATCTAAATTTTTTGAACGTTCGACCAAAGAACGAAATAATCCGGCCAGCATTATACGAAACATTTCCGAATCCATCTCTATAGCACGATAGGTACTCATAATCTTATCCCAACTAGAATACCCACTGATAATAGACCGGTACAAATCTAAAACATCTTTATCAACTTCTTCATCTAAAGCTAATACTTCTTTTATGTCATCTATATGATCAAACCCTATGTTTATTGCTTTTTGCAGGCCTTTTAAAGCCCTTCGTGGTTTACCCTGGGATTGCTCAGTTACTAATTCTATTACTTTCTCATCTAAAGGCATACCCATAAGAGTACAAATATATGAAACATAAGAAGATATTTCTGTAGGAGAGAGGGTCGAAAGAGCATAACACTCTGCTCTGTCAATAAGGCCCTTATCCAGCTTTGTAGGATCTGTAGTGCACATTATCAATACAGAATTACCTGGAGTTTCCTCCGCCATCTTTAAGAGGGCCTTTTGTCCTTGAACAGACATACCGTGTACTTCGTCAAATATTACTACCTTTGTTCTTCCATACAAAGAACGATTCGAGAGGTTGGTCTTTATCCCCCTAACCTCGTTTATGCCATTAGCATCTGCAGCGTCTATTTCCACAATATCTAAATTAGTCTGCGAATATACCCCCATACACCCTAGGCAAATGCCACACGGATTTCCATCTTCTCCTAAGTTATCACAATTAAAACATGCCGCCAATATTCTTGCTAATGTTGTCTTCCCTATCCCATTGGTACCATGTAAAAGATACAAGGATGACCTATTTTTATTTAAAACGGCTGCCTTTAAACTCGCTACTATAGCCTTTTGACCTACTACTTCTGAGAACTTCTTCGGCCTAAACGTCGAGCATATATCTCCTGTAAAATTCATTTAAATCTCCTTTAAAAACAAAACTAATTTCTTCTACGCTTAACGGGAGTTGTTAGGGCTTCTTCAATAGACATCCCCAATTTAGTTATCCTGTAATTCAATGTAGTTTCATTTATACCATACTCTTTTGCCCAATAGGACAGAGTCTGTGATTTTCCATCATAATCATGGCGCTTAGCATGTTTATAACTAGGGCTTTTTTCACCTGTCTGACCAAACATAGGGTTTTTTTCACCAGATATTTTCTGCTTGGAATCTTCCGAGCGAACAGGGTGTTTGCCCCACATATGGTTGTTTTCACCCTTCATATCCTCAGACCTTTTCTGCTTGAATTCCTCTGTACGCTTAACTCCCAAAGGTGACCCCGCCGTGGGAAATATATTATACCCCACCCCATCGTCAGTCACATTCAAATAGTCCATCCAATACTGTTCCCGTTCTTTAAGGAGTTCTTTATCTTTAGGAACATATTCTATAATCTCAAAGACAAAAGCTTCGGGACCATACTTCTTCCAAGCAGCTAGAAGGTGGGGATTTGAATACTTAGACCCCCTATTAAGCCTACTGATATGGCCCCTCCACCTTAGCTTAAAATCAGCCGCCTGTCCAATATAGAGTTTTCCATTAACTAAATTACAAATACAATATATACCTGATTTTACTTCTTCCATTATTCTATCCCAAATAACTCCTTCATATTCATCTTACCGACCTCATCCATTAAGTCATTCTCTAAACAATATTCTAACAAACTATCAAGCACTATTTGAACACTAGTATCATCAATAGCCTTAAAGATAAACACCCCGGCCTTATAGTTATTGCTTACATGGTTTGAATGTATCTTCTGTTTCAAAGAAGATGGGATTTTTACTTTATTATCCATCATACTTCACAAGGTTGTCAAGGGCCTCGTCCAGGTTATACCCAATAGTAGTAAAACACCCTATAGCCCAAGCAGGCACTCTCCTGATACCTATACCATAAAGATAACAGTGGACGGGTTTGTCGAGCAAGTGGGCGAGGGAAATCTCTGCGTACGTTCCTGCCCCTAGGAGAACTGACTCATCAAACCGAACCAATATATCAGTTATCTCATCTCTTATCTTACCTAAGTCATACCTCACTATATCTGACATTACCTCATTATATTTACGATAGTCTTTTTCCTTATCATACCTATATATTAGGTCATAAACCGGACCTTGGTCCCCGAAAATTCTGGGTTCCTCATCATAGGGGTTAAAGATTTTATGCCCAAGGCCCTCTAGCACCCTTTGAGCCTTCTCTCTCCACTCCTTACCATCAATAGACTTTTCCATACCACCAGCTAAATAAATATATTTACTCATCTTTTTCTCCACCGCCTGTTCCCCGACCTGCAGTAAGTCCAACGTCACGTTTAACAAAGAATTGTGATATATCACTACCAACTCCCCCCGCAGGGAATGTATAAAACCACACCCACATTTCCAAGGATTCTTCATCCACGTCATAGCCAGAAGGTATCGTATAATATGGTCTTTCATCATACCTTATGTGATCAAGTCCTTTTAAGTCTGGCTTTAACATGTACTTAAACAAAGACCAAGCCGGAGGAACTTCAACCTCTATGGTATTACTATCTTCTTCTATTATTATTTTTTGTTCTACTTCAGGAGGAGGAGGAGGTAAATTATTTATAGTATTGAATATGTCTTGTTCCGTTATTAACTCTTGTTTAAAAACCATTTTTTGGGTCCTTTCTCTTTTAGCCCGCGAAAAAATTTCTAGCCTACTAGACGTTCCAATTACGTATCTATGTTATTTTTCCTATTATAGACCTTTACTGCTTCCTTAACTCTTTGGAGCAAAACCTTATTATCTGAGTCTCTACTGAGTTCTCCGTTTCTGTAGAAAGCCTTGGTCCTACGAGCAACTCCAGACCTAATTAGTAAACGATACTCAACAACATACATATTAATGTAGTCATCATAACTTAAAACAGCAACTTCTAAAACACTCATGGTGAAACCTCTTATCCGTTTTTAGGACCTTTCTTAATATCCCTATAACAGTGATTGAAACCGATTGTTCTATAAAAGTTCTTTACCAGCTTCTTTCTTTTTCTATCCCTATAAACACCCACCAAATAGGAAACAGAAGCTACTCCACAGACCCCTAACAACATAACACCTAAAAAAGTAAAGAAATAGTATAGAATGTCTACCATTGCTTTCTCCTTATTTATACATTGAATTTACCCATCTAATACTTGTTGCCCTTCTACAATCTACTTTTGGTTTTTTACCTAAGCGTATCCCCATAGTAAAACAATAAGACCTTATCCAATAATTATTTCTATAATACCATTTTGGGTCTTTTATTCTACTAAAGTATTTAGGTCCTTGATTATAGATATTTAAAGTACATCTTAATTTATTTAAGTGGTATTTTTCTAGCCGGCCTAAAAAATTATGTATAAACTCCCCCTCTCTAATAATTGGAGCTTTATATCTATCCTTACACCACTTACTATATATATCTGTCAACTCTCTAGCAGCGTACTCAAAACTTAACTTTGTAGATCGTGTCAAATCTATACAAAGTTTTTTTCGCGCACCAAAAGAATTTCTAAAAGAAGGCACATGATTTTGACATATTCCACAATCCTTAAAATATTTATCTCCTGATACCAACCACCATCTTAAATCAGATTCATTAAGGGCCAGACCGAGTATAGTCTCTGGTTCTATCCATATATACTCTTCCTTAGAAACTACTTCACTTACTTCTTTAACTAATCCTTCTACTAACTTTAAGTCTACATGTTTAAAATTACCCCTCATAGTCATAATACCTTCTATCATTGTACCATCCTGACTACCAGAGGCCTTGGTGGGGGTAGCAATTAAAACTAAGGAAGCTACCAGAACCAAAGTCTTTAATACCATAGCATACTCCTTTTAGAAATTTAAAAATAGCTTAGGTCTCCCTATATATTAATAATAGAAAAACCTAAGAAGAATGACAAGGAAATTTTATTAAGAGCTATTATAATCTACTTATGTCCAAAGACCTTGTTTACTTATTCCCCTTTCTTTTATCTTTTATCCAAGGATTAGTAGGTAGATAACTGTCGCTATATATCGCAGGAGAACTACCCTCAAATAGTATGTAGTCTTCCTTTGCACTTACGTCTTCCTCTACCTCCACCGCTACCTCTTCTTTTATATCTGCATCAACAACAGTCTTTTCGTCAGGTAGATCACTAACTTTTTCGACCACTGCAATAACAACCTTTTCTTGTTCTTTTCTTTCCTCTTGTTCTATTACAGGTAGTAATTCAGACAATACTACTTCAACTACTTTTGAAGATATCTGCCTAGATTTACCCAACTCAAGCATCCTCATACATACCCTACCAAGAGGGGTATTCATATGGCTTTTTAATAACCATCCCATTATTTCATTTATTTTGTTATCATCCATTTTATATCCTTGGGGCCAATTTTTTTGGCGCGCTGAAAAAATTTCTGGTTTTCGCAAAAGGTGTGGTGATTTTCAAAAAAACAAATCCACCCGTTTATACATAAAACGATTTAATATATTACTAAAAAATACTCAATCACTATTATATATAGGAAAAAATTATTAGATTGTCAACTTTTGTGTAGAAAATAATTAGACGAACAGATAAAGAGGGCCTATTCAAGCAATAGTTATTGATAATATACTACCGGGTCTATTCTATTTATAACATTTATTTTTACTTCCGTGAAACCAAATTTATCGTGTAAGAAACCATATGCTTCTGTAGCTAGAAAGTTCTTACAAGAGAATATATCCATCATTAATGCCTTTCTTAGGGGCCATACATATATAGCTAAATGACTTGTAGTTATAGGAACTATTATAGAAATACCACCCTCATCCTCATCAGTATTTAATAGGTCTGAATCAACAGGTACTTCACGTACCATTGGCTCACCTAACTTTTCCATTTTTAAGAGACTAATGAGTTCATCAAATGTAGATAGTATGTGTTCTTTTGTTAGAACTTCTTCTTTTTCTACATATGCATCTATAATGAGATGAAGACCGAATATTTCTTTCATTCGAGTAGGCTCCTTAAGTTCTGTTTCTTGATACAATGTTGTGATCAAACATTTTTTAGTCCTCCAGGAAAAATTTATAGGTATAACTGTAAGAAAAACAAGCATATATGACAAAACCGCTTTTTATATAGGCGGTTTATGGATGGCTACATTTAGAACGGTTGTATCCAATTATTCAGTTTTAACATCAAATAATCCTAACATACCTTTATATGGTGTTGGAGTTATTTTCTTTATGTTTATTAATATCCAACCATATTTTATTTTGTCTAGGTTATTGTAATTTAAGTGTTCTTCTTTTAGTGTGCACCAAGAAGTTTCATCAAATTTTATACAGTCAAGGATGGTGGCCGTAGCAAGTAATTTACCCGTAGGTAACCAATCATCGGTATAATTAAAATATTCCAAGGCATCAAAATCGACACTCTTCCCTGCGTGAAGGAATATTTCACCTCTGTAGTTGGTTTTCCATGTCCTTACTTCTATGGTCTTTTCCCCATTTAATATCAATTCTAACCAAGGTTGTTTAATGCTTAAACATCTCATTAATTAAACCAAGTATAACCACAATGAGGACAAGTAATTATTATGTCATAATTAGTTTCTTCTAAGGTTTCTTCTTCAAAATAGTTAAAAAAATGTAGTTTTTCCTCACAATTAGGACATTCTGTTTTTATGGGTTCTAGGTCGTTAGAATAATTTAACATTTATCATCCATTCTTTTTTAGCCCGCCCTAAAATTTTAAAGCGGGGATAGATTGTTTTTATTTACAACAGACTTGTCCAGATTGGTCTTTGTTTTATACTAACCTAGTTTCCTATAACACTTTTCTGAGTCTATAGTTTTACCTTCGTCATTCATTATATATAAGTCAATTCCATAACCAACTATGGTTTTGTGCTCTCCGTCTTTCGTGTAGTAATCAATAAAAAGCACATTAGCATATTTCCTTATATCTCCTAAAGAAAGAACTTCTTGTCTATCTAAGGCTGCTCCTCCAAAATCTAGGTCTACCCCCTGATTTGCTTTCTTTGGTTGTGTATAATAGCTTACGTCACTACATTCTTTGATTATAGTAACCGGCCTGTTATCCATACTAACCCACTTATTACCCTCATCTGGAGTGTACTCAAAAACACTACCATTTACATTTTGATCAACAAGTATCTTTATATACATCTTTCTATCTCCTTCTGTCTGTCTATCTGTCTATTGGACCAATCTGGTCGGCAGTATTCCTGCCCTAATATACTATTTTACTTCTTCCATAAGTAAACTAACTCTATAGTCTCCACCAAAGCTACTAAACTTTAATTCTCTATTACCCAACCATGCCCTATCTTCCCCCTTAATTCTGGGTACTGCTATAGAGTACTTACCTATCAAGTCATCTTGAACTAGGTATGTATATGAAACTGTTACAGCTTTCCAGATAGCCTTCACCCACGACATCCAATTAGTGAAGTCTACTGGAATTTCTAGTCCAGACCAATCGTAGCTTTCTGGCTCCACTAGTATGTCTGATTTTTCCTTCAATTTCTTATATATCTTTTTATCATCTGCTTCATAAAGCCCAAAAGTTACGAATAGGCTGTCTGCATCCCCAGTTTCTACTATTGTTTCTAAACTATCTGGAGACCATCTATTACCCTTCTTTACTCCGTTCTTAATTGATGAAATCTTTTTTACTAGGTGCTTTCTTACTTCAGTCTTATCCTCAGATACACGAGCAAGACTTATATAGTAGGCAAGGTATATTTCATCTGCATCAGTTCTTGGATGGGTAACATTTCGACATAGAATTTGAGGTATTGTTAGTTTAATCTTCATAATTGTCACCTAGAAATCTTTTTCTGATAGTTAAAGGAGTTAAACATTGTTGAAAAGTCGAAAGCTAAGGGATTAAAAGACATCCCCAAGTACTGTCAAACAAAAAACGAAAGAACCAAGAACCCATCCCCCCTAAATCCCCCCTTCCCAAAATAAGGAAAAGGGAACCCCTTTATAGTGGGGACCATAAAGAAAAAGAAAGGAAAAAAACTTGAGGCCTTCAAAGGAGGGCCAAAGATATTTTCTTATCTTTTTCCTAATGAACAGGGGCTGCACACCCCTGCCACGCTTTTTAACTGTGAGTTACCCGGGCTCCACATTTAATCCTACAACGGACCCCACTCAGGGCTTCGGAGTATTCATTTGCCTTCCCAAGGCAAGTTTATCCTGATTATGCCGGTTCCTCGATAACAGTGAACACGCTCTGTAGACTATCGGTGTATAAAAACTTTTTGGGTGTTTTTAACCGCCCTCTACTAGGGTAAGTCTTGAAACGACTAGATAGTATGTTAAATAATGCCATTGGCATTACCTGTTTATATTATAGGTCTAGAAATTAAAAATGTAAAGTTTTATTGCATAAAATTAAATTATTTTTTTATAACCCCCAAATTGTTTTTAACATGTTCGGATTTTTATCTATATTTTATTATAGGAAGAAATATTAAAAAAGTAAAGAAGAAATTTTGTTTTTTTTGATAAATAGTAGGGTTGGCCCCCCCCCTTGGTGGGGGGTAGGGTTTGCCCCCCATACTTGGGGGTCGAACCCTTATCCAAATTTAGATATTTTAATAAATATATAAATTTATATGAATTTATATGAAGATGGGGATGATTGGGTTTTTAGGTTCAGAGGGTGTAATTAGGCCCCCCGGCCCGAGGGGTGGCTATACTGTAAAAGTATCGGTATAGGGGTAGGGGGAGCTGAAAAACAAAAGACAAATAATTTCAATTGGTTATGGTAGCTATCAGAAATTTGATACTCGCCTCAGTTTTCTGAGAGTAACTAACATGTTGTAATCGTTCACTTTCCTAAAACGCTATGACATTCTTGTCATACTTTGTCAATCTCGGTAAAAACGGAGCCTAACAATTTCAATTAGTTAGTAGGTTTCGCCCTTTGGCATGTATGGTGCATATACAACGGGGTGGTTGGTTGATGGTTTCGATAGCGGCTAGGTTCACCACGCTATCATAACAAAGGAGGTACTTACCAACCGAAATACCCTGTCCCTTCTAACCAAAGGGATATCACGGGAAAAGGCCCGACAAAGACCCTGTAAGGCTAAAAGCAAACCAAGGTCGAGACCCTAGCAGACCGGACGATTATACTGAGGCCAATACTAGGGAGTTAGATTCTTACCAGCTTGTCTGATTCTAAATTGGGCAAGCGAATAAGCACCTAACAAGGGAGAAACCAATGGAATTGTTAGAGAAAATCAAAGGGTACGCTTTACACAAAGAGAGCAAAGAAATAGCTCTTGTAGGATACATTGGGAATGGGAAGGTCAAGCTAGAAAAACTAGCAGAGGGTACCACTAAAACGGTCTGGTTTGATTGTGGAAAGATTCTTGCTAGAGCCAAGGAATTACAAGCGCAATACATTATTCTTATTCATAATCATCCCAAGGGGAAAGCTAAACCGTCAACACAAGACATAAAAGCAACAAGGCGTGTTAGCATTATTCTTACTCAATACGGCCTTACCCTTACAGACCATTTCATTATCGGAACGGATGGAAGAATCATTTCAATGGCCGAAAACGGCCACTTGAAAGAATACTTCGGATAACAGAGGAAAGGACAACAACATGAAACACGAATACTTCTTGCAATTGATTGACAATAGGGGGGCATCATATGTCGGACCCTTAGGGAGGTTTGACGAAGCAAAGGAATTGAACCTTCTTTTGAGACCTGTCAAAAGGGGATTCGTAATGAAATCCTGCTCTAGGATTTCATTTACGGTTCTTTATCCGGAGGTTGTTTCTCCGGAGGATTTCCGTAAGGGTTTGGGTTAGTGTTTTTTTATAGCGCCCAAGAAAAATTTGGCGCTATGATGAAATTCTAACCAGGAAAGGAGAATGGAAAATGTACGGATACGTAGGAAAGAGAAAAAAGGAATACTGGAAGCAAGGCTTCATTGCTTCCGTTCTTCTTTCCCTTGTAAAAACAAGGGAACAAACAGTGGAGGAACCCTGCTATGGTTCTTCTAATTGGAATAAGGAAACAAACTTGGGGGAAATGTTGGACTCAGGACATGAGTGCAACATAGAAGATGAAAGAACAACCAGGGTATTTAATACCCAAAGCCATGAGTTAGAAGGGTTGTCAGAAAAAGACAATCCCAAGGCTTTGGATCCATATGTTTCAGACATATGGGGAATATATGGTTCAGACATTGGACCATACGAAACAATCGAGGTAGACTATCATACTGGAGAGTACCGCACCATGATTGACCTAGGGGCCTCGATTGACCAGGCCCTTGATTGGGCCCTATACTTCCAAGCCCTTGTTAGAGCAAGGGAGGAAAGGGGACATTGGTATTGGTTATCCTTTTACAGGAAGGCTCGAAATGAAGCTAACTCTAAGATAGGAAGCGACGCTAGTCTTAGGGCAGGTAGACACTTTCATCGTTCGTATTTCCGTTTCTTTTCCCGCAAACAAGCAAGATTGAAACAGGAATGGCATGGTTCGGAACCTTCTGAGCCTACTAAAGTAGGTTTCGAGCCCATTATTTTGGGTAAGGATGAAATGGTGGACTTTACCCTTTCCCCAATGGAAAGGGAACGGGAAGGACACATAGAAGAACAAACCCAAATTGAGGCTTTTCTCAATTCTCCAGATAGTGAGAAAAAGCTATTTGGATATCTTGACCAAGTTGTGAACTTTCGTTCACAAAGGTATGTTTGGCTTTACAGGTATTTTTTGTCATGCCAAACAAAAAGGGAAGTCAAGATTGCTAGGTCACGGCTTATCGAAAGCATTGACCGAAACAATAAGATGATACGAAAGGTAGAAAAGAAAAACTCTGAGGCTTGGGTTGCGGCAATACTCAATCCAAGCCAGAAAAGATCCCTAATGAAACTTACTAATGAGCTTCTTAGGGAACGGTCTTTGGTTCCTTGTCTGGTAAAGCCGGATAGGAACAAACGTCCTTGGCTACCCTAACCCAAACAGCCCCCCCCACGGGGGGGGCTAGGGAGGAAAAGAAACATGGAAAAGAAATTGATTTCGTTTGAGAATTGGACTCGCATGTGCGAGGAGTACAAGTTTGGACATCCTTGGTTAGGGGTAGATCCTTGGTTGGGTGTGGGTTTCACGGCGAAGTGCCCTGTTTGTGGGGAATGGTTGGAACATTCCCCAGACAGGGAAACTTTGGAGTGTCTAAACGGACACTATTACCACACCTAAACAGGGAGGGGGCTGGACGCCCCCACCCCTGCCCCTCTCATACCTAGTCGGACACACTGGACTGTAAATCCCTAGAATCCCTGGGTTTTCTCTTACAAGGTACGATTGTACATAACCCCCAAACCCAAAGATAGAGCCACAAAAATAAGTACAATTCATTATGGATTGTTATAAGTGGGGAAGATAGGTAAGGACATTATACACCAACACACGTTTATGTTGACGTATATACGGGACGACAATTTTGTTAAATACCCAGGTTTTTATTCGGCGGGCTAACAAAAATACGTTTAAACAATCCTACCCAATCAATAAATATAGACCAACAAAATAAAAGTCAATTCTGACCTGTACTGGTGGGTATGTCTTTTTTCATCCCCAAACATGTATTTATAGTCTGAAGAAATATCCTTATTCTGGTATATGGAATAATATGATAGTATTTTAAGCTCAGGTGTTAAATTCTTTTTAGCCCGCGCTAAATTTTAGGCAGCCTCGAAATCGTAGGGTATTCATTAAAGAATGGACAGCCGGAGCAAGCCCCCCGCCAGGCCCAAAGCGGCCTGTCAGGGGGCTTGCAACCCCTTTCGCTGCGGCACGAGAGTTGCTTACGCAACT